CAACTTTTGCTTGAGTATTAGAAGCTGTGCCAACAGGTAGCTGTCTTACAAATCCTGCTCCAGAAGAATCTCCAGTCATATAGGCGTGGATATCCGCTCCTGATCCTGTACCAGAGTTTCTGCTGGCTGAAATGTATAATTTATAAACACCCGAACTCGCTAACGTATTGGCAGGTATTAAAATATCAACTAAATCAGTTTGAGAAGTCGTTCCTGTGTGAGTTACTGGCGTTAATTGTTTAATTATAGTTGTTGCGCCTGTAACTATAGCAGCTTGAACAAAAGCAGTATTGGCAATCGTGCCGTTATTTGTTCCAACAGGTTGTGTCGATACTGTGCTTGTCTGCTCCACTTCATCCGTAGTAGCGTTATAAGTCAAAAACAAGAAACTTTCTGCGCTGGCTGTAGGGGTTGTGGTTAGTTTTAAAGTTCCTGAAACACTAGGATTATGTAAACTTGGGTTTTTTGATTGTTGGAAACCGTTATTAAATTCACTTGAAATTATTTTGGCGATTGTCATATTCGAAATTCCACTTAAATCAGAATGCGGGTGCAAATTGTCAGGACAAAAAAAGTTTAATCTACTGTCCTTGTGAATCCAAGTACCTACTGGATACACAAGAGCTTCGTCTGTATTTGCTAAAACTTGGTGCGGATTAGCATAAGTGATGTAATCGGAATAATTCCAATTTCTTTGCGGACCATAATCATTAGTTGAAAAAGTACCACCCCCTAAATCCGTGAATGTATATCCGCTATTTTGCCAAATGTAACTTGAATTCCAGTAACCTTGTGTATTAATTGAAATAGAGTTTATAGTCATTAAATCAGCCAAAGAAACTAAAGGAATTTGCCAATAATCTGCTACTTTTCTTTGCGAATCGTACAGCTTATCTAAATCAGTTTCGCCTTTTCTATAGTGAGTAAGCATCACTATTTTATTACGTGGGTCAGATTCGTAAATTTTTCTAATAATATAGTTCATTGCCCCACTGTAGTACATCCTTTCAGTTGCCGAACCTTGAGCGGGTACGTCCTGACCGTCACTCATTGCGACTTTAAACATATCGTTAAAACCGTGGTCTAAAACGAATATTTTTGCGCCATCATTAGTCAAATAATTAGCTATCAATTTTCTTTCAAAAGAGTAATCTCGAAGTTGTTCTTTTGTTTTTGGACAAGTCGAAGTTAAACTTCCAGCATCTTGAAATTTAGTGTAAATAGTTGCCCAGTTGTCAAAAATATAGTCTTTTTCAGTTATAGTTTGTCCTAATGATGAGTAAAATCCAAAGCTACCTTGTATATTATTTCCAATACCTAAAGGGTCTGTCCCTGAATCATAAGCAGATGGTATTCCAGTTGAAATCCTCGAGCCCCCAACACCCTCATTTGATACTGTTGCACCTGTTAATTGAGCCACCATCGATGGGTATTTGTTTTGACCAGTGTAGCCATCTATGGTTACGGTGTCAGGAGTTCCAGTAGGTATCGAAGTTCCAAACCAAGCAATATTTTGTCCTTTGAACGGTTGTGCTAATTTTTGCAGATTATAATTATCCGAATCACTAGAAACTATCTTTTCAAAAAATATATCAATATCCCCACCATAACTTGCACAATAAACGAACAGGGTTTCACTGGTTGCTACCGCTGTTAAATCCACAATATATTCAGTACCAACTACTGTTTCAAAATTAGTCCAAATAGTTTGCTGATTATTGTCCGCTGGTAAAGCGTCTCTTAATTGAACGGTAAAAAAACCCGCTGCATTCCCAACATCGTTAGTTTTCATTTTAAACCTAAATCGATAAGATTGACCGACAACCAAAGGCTCGGTTAAGGGTATCTTTAGATTATCGTAAAGTACAATATCAGTTGGATTAGTTGACATTATATCAACATAAGAAGTAGTTGAGTTTGGTTTTAAATAATCAGGTAATTGAGTCGTGTCTATCTCTGAATCTGAATTCAATCCAGCTATCCCGTTTGGCGTGTTTTTGGCATTATTTACACCGTCAACAGTAACATACTTAAATCCCGTACCATCGACTGCTAAAGAGTTTTGTTTATTTGACTTAACTTCATACTCTCCCGCCAAAACCGTAAAAGGCACTGGTAAAACTGTTCGAACTGGTTCACTTCCCCCAAACTGTAATTGATAAACAGGGTCTGAACCACCACTAATACGGTTAGCGTAGGTTTTTATTACGATTCTATCCGTACTATCAAATGCCCCATTATCCCAAATTCCCGAAGCAGAAAATTCCGCATAAGTGCCGTTAACAACTTCTCCACTTACACTTGAGGTACAGATTAGAGTTTCAGTCCCTGCACTATCTCGGTGGTAAACCTCAAAGTAAAATTGTGCCGTTCCCGAACCGCTTACTTTTCGAATGTTTCCGTAAGTTGTAACGTTAAAAACACCTGGATTACCAGTTAAAACCCCTGCATCTGAAATCCTTTGCGAAATCAATTGTGCAATTCCTGTAATTGCTGGTGTAGATACGTCAACCGCTGTTGTGTTGTATCGTGGATCGTGAATATCCTTGACTAAAACTACATATCCACCAACATCACTCGCTGTGGTCGTTGGGTATAGCGTTAAGTTGGCTGGTAGGTCTGAAATGTTTAGTTTTAACGCTAAACTGTCATTCATCGCTTGTGTAGTTGCTATGTAAGCAGCTGGTATTTTTCCAATTACCCCAGTATTACCAAACGTTGCTATAAAAGATGGAGTGGTAACTGTTTGAAGCGTGTCTATCGGAATCTTCATTCCATAATCTAATGGCTGTTCCTGTCCCGTGCTGGTTTGCCCCAGCATCCACAACGGCAATAGTAAAAATAAAAGTAGTTTTTTCATAGTGTAAAATTTATTCAAATATACAAAAATTCCCTAAACTTTCGAATAGGGAATTAATTTTGTTGTTATGGTTTGAATTTTTCTTTTCCTATTTTTATCCATTCAATAAGCGCGTTTTCTTTAAACAAAAGAACATCAGAATACGGCGTACATCCTTTTACTTCTTCATCGGTAAATTCTCCGTTATCGTCGCCGATAGAATTTATTATTTTGTCGAAATGAACTCCTTTTTCTGTTACATCAATTGTCCATTCACCGCCATAAGTAATAATGCCTTTTGTGCCGTCGGAACATTTGAATTTTATTCCTTTTTGACATTTAGAATAACATCCATATTCATCGGAATAATTCAAACCATCTATACTTATTCCATCGTCGGAATATCCGTAAATTCTTGTTTTTGTGTTTTTCATACTTCCATTTTTTTACTAATTATTTTCTCTTCCAACAATCCCGCAACAACATCCGCCTTAACCCAAGCGTATATTTGCCCGAAGTTATTTTCTGCCATTTTCAAAGCTTCTTCCATTGTAACGGGATAGCCTTTAATTTCTGAAACTATTTGTTGTAGGTTTTTCATAATCCGATTTGTTTTTGAGCGGTTGGAGTTAGTTCAAGATTGTATTTTACGAGGTCTTCGATTGTTTTAGGTGACTCTATGTTGTTGTGATTTGACGAAAAATAACCATTTGTACAATAATAAAAATAAAATTTATCATCGTTAAAAAATAAATCTAAAATTGTTTTTTCATCGTCCCACCATTTGCGAGAAAACCCCTCAAACAAACATCTTTCTTTTGCTTGTTGGTATTCGTCATTTATTTCTAAATTGGAAGTGTATTTATTTGGCTCTTCCAAAACCACCCAAACCCCGTCAACCAATTTGCACGGCACGAATTGCCAAATTTCTAGGGGTTGTTTTCCGAATTCTACACGTTTGCGGTGTAGTTGCCATTTTTGAGAATCGTTCAAATCTCCTTTATTTTCTAACCAATCCGAATGCTCTGCTATCGATGTTAAATTTTTCATACTATATCAATTTTGTATCCTAATTCTTTTTCAATTTCGGATTGTGTCATTTTTTTTGGCTGGATAATTTCTGCCCAGATGCCGTTTTGAAGAACAGCATTACCGCCAATTTCCAAAATATTAAACTTTTTGCTATAACGCATATCATCTGTTTTAATTTCTCTTTGCTGTTTTATAGTTCCAAATTCGCAAACAACACCTTTTTTATACCCTCTCTTCTTCGCTTCCTCAATCAAAGCTACTTCAACTTCTTGCGGAGTGGCTTTTGTCCAGTTTTTCGTATCTTCAAAAGACCATCCTTTGTTTCCGTTTGAACACCATTTATTTCTATTGCCATAATGAGAGAATCCGTATGCAGTTTTTTTGCTTAAATCCGTAATGAATACTAATGATTCAAATCCTTTTTCTATGCACTTATACCACTTACCTACAACCAACTCCTTTTTAAAAACCTCTGGAAAAACAGATTTCAAATGACTGGTTAAATTGCTTCTTAATCCTGTATAGTTATCGTTTCCGAATTTCTCTGACAACTCCAAAACCTGCTCATTTGTAATCTCGAATTTAGGCGTTTTGTAAGTTAGTATTTTTGCGTAGCCGTTAAATTCTTCCCAAAGTAATAATTCTCTGTATTCAGAATCTTTATTTTGTCTATAATTTTTTCCATCAAAATAAATACCTAACTTTTTTGTATTTATTTTGTATTTTGTATTTCCAAGAGGCGATTGCATCTTTTTTGCATCCTTAAAACGCTCCTTAACTTCTTCAAGTGTTGGTGTAGTTTCAATCCCACACGCATCCAAAAATATTTTAGCGTTGAATGTTTCGTGGATTTCGTCTGTTTCAGACCTATCAAAAGTGTTCCCGTTGGTAATTGATTTATCTTCAAAAAGAACTATGTAGGTACTTTTTTCGAATTTACCAAGCGAAAAAACTCTATACTCTTTCGGAATCCTGTCCTTAATCGAATCCCAATTTTCCTGTGTGCATTTCATTGCCATTGCTTTTTTCATAATTTCTCTTCTTTTTTTAGTTGTTCAATTGTTCTTTGTTTTGCGTATTCCCTGACTTCTTTGATAACTTTTGGATGGCATTGCACGCTTATTTGAATGTTGCCGTTTTTTGATGGTTTCATAGGTTATTTAAATTAGTATTTCCATTCTAAATTCTACAACTCCTTCTTCTCTTAACTGCCACCTGTGTTCTTCATCTTCCATACTTTTAGGAATTGAATTATCAAATGGATTAATCGCTTCAAAGTCTACCAATTGTTTTAATTTTTCAACTGGCAATTCACTTAAAGACTTAATTATAAATTCTTTTTCTACCCTGTCTTTGTAGTATTCAAATACTTCTGGCGCGACTTTAGTATTTCCTTGAAACTTTTGTTTGTCACCTGGGCGTAATTCTTTTGTTTCCATAATTTCTATTTGTTTTTAAATTAAAGTACAAACGTACGAAATAAATCGTACGAAAACAAAAAAAAAACACCCCCGATTATGAGAGTGTTGGTTATTTGGAATTAGAATGGTTATAAATAGTAATCTATATAAACCCTTTGTCCTGTAGTTATTGCTTTTTTAAAGGTTACAGTAGTACCTGATTGAGTGAATGTCGTCTGGTCGCTTGTGAAATATGGGTCTTCTAAATGTTGCACACCATCGTTTATCCATCCTTTAAAAGCTATCGCCCCTGCTGGTAATTCATAGTCCTGTCCTAATCCTGCGTAGCGGATTGAGTTTACAGAAATACCTGTAATTCCGTTTATAGCGCCTTGTGTAGCTGTAGATATTGGTAAGTGTAACGGATCAATAGGAATGTAAGCAGTACCTATATTGTTTGCTATTAATAATTTATTTGGAGTAATCGAATTAGGCATGTCCGATAATTGAACGCTTGATGTCACAATTACCAAATCAATAGTCGTAATTTGCAATTCATCAGCGGACACTGCTAAAATCTTGTTTGCTCTACCTAAATAACTTCCGAAAGTGTCAAGTAAATTTATGAATCTATCAACTCCAGAACCACCCCCGCTAGTTAGCCAATCAAAAAAACCTAAAGCGGTTAATTTATCAAACAAATCTCTTGAACTCGTTGGAACACTAGAAACCGCTCCGTTTACCAGTGTAATATCCGAATAAATTACATTCTGTTGCTTTATTAAATTAGCGCCATTTGAGGTTTTAAAATGAGCAAAATCTCCAACCGTCAACAAATCATTTCGAGTGTTTATGATTTCGTTTGAAACATCGCTGTTTAGAACAAAACTAAATTGCTCGTTATCTTCCTTTGTTATCGTTAGTAGATTTGCCATTTTTTATAATTTCATTATAAACAACGATACAATGTAAGGTTGTAAGTTTTTATTTGTTCCTGAAACCCCAGCAGAATCAGTATAAGCCGTGCCTAAAGAATTGGTTTCAATCTCTTTTCCGATGTATCTAATATTTGTAGTTCCCGAGCCACTAGACCCTGATTGATCCGCTATAATGTGGTTATGAGTAACAAGTACCGCATCTGCACTACCTCCAATAGCACCAAGTGTTGGGTAATTACTGTCCCATTGCAACGAAACTCGTCCGCTTCTATTTCTAGTACCGTTGTTTCCGTTGCAAATTGCCCAACCTAAACGCTCGTTAATTCCCAATCCAGTTGAATCGAAATTAGCGGTCATATAAGCATTGGTAACATCGATTTCTTTGATATCTCCAGTTTGCGCTGTTCCATCTGCTATAGAATTAAGTACTGTACGGACTTTTAAAGCCGTATTTGGAACACCAGTTGCAATTGCGTCAATTTGAACTTGAATAGCAGAACGGGTTTGTCCTTGCATTGTAGCAACCGACAGTAAAAATAATAATAGTAATTTTTTCATATTGATTTATTTTTATTAATTAAAAACACGAATCTCTATAGGTAAATTGGTAAAAACGGCATCTGAAAGTACGTTAGAGTCATTATAAACAAGTAATGTCCCTTGATTAACTCCATTGCCACCATTTGTACTATTGAATTGAAAATTAGCTTTTCCGATACCACCCTCTACAACTCCTCTGTAAAAAAAAGTTTTCCCAATTGTAAATGCGCCAGTTGATGAAAAAACATAAACTCCAGTTCCGGTAACTGAAAATGTTACTGGGGAATATAGATTTTCATTTATCACTGTCACAGATGCAGAACTACCTGTTTGCGTTAAAATTGCGTGGTATGATTTGTAAGGTATTTGCTGGTCAATATAATCAACAATATCTTTCATATTGTTTCCTACATTCGATTTACTAATACTTCCTGCTCCAGTTTTATTGGTAATATCGGTGTCAATTTGTGCTTTTAAAGCCGTTGAAGTTTGTCCGTAAATTGATGCGGAAAACAATAAAAATAAAAGTATTTTTTTCATATTTGTTTTTTTTAAATTATTCAAATTCGGTTGCAAATTCATCCGCAAATGTTCCGCTCGCTGGAGGTGATGGTGTTTGATTATAAATCAACCAATCGTTTGCATCAAAATCATTGCTGTCAAAATCGCCTAAACTAGTGGTAATTGGTTTGTAAATATCGTTATAATCCAGCGATAATTGATAGGTAAAAGTACCAAAATTTTCTTGATTTACAACTTTTGGGATTTCAGGTGCTTCAAAAATATTTGCACGCACATTTTCAACATATAAATAAGGTACTGTCAAAATATCAGACATTTTAATCAATCCCGAAATAGGCATTAATTCCGTTTCGTAAACCTCGGTATTGTTTACCTTAATTTCAGCTGTTACGGTTCTTTTGTCTGATTGTTGGTAGTATTGAGTTAATTCTTTGGTTTGCATTTCTTGTCTAAACCAAGTTGTTAAAGAAATGCTTTCGTAAGAGTCTGTGAATCTTTTTTTATAAGTGAATTGTGTTGTTTTTTCGCTTTCAATATTTGTTAAACGAAAAGGAGTTGAGTAAAAATCTTCGCCTAATGCTTGAGTTATTTTTAAGTAAACTAAATCCCAGCCAGTATCTAAATCGATATTCGTTAAACTCCAATATAATTGTTTGTTTCCGTTAACTGAATCAGTTAAACTGTCAACCATAAAAGAATCAGTAATATCTCCTAGTAATTTTCCGCACAAAGAGTAAACTAAAACCGTCCAATCTTCCAATTCTATACCGTTTGGCGTATCTGTTTTTTGAACGTAAGGATTTATATTATTTGGCAACAATTGAACACCAGTAAATAAATACTGGGTATTTCTAGGCGAGTTTTTAAAATACATCGCTTCGTTTAGTGTTCTGAAAAGATTGATTATTGCCATTGCACAAATATAATAAAAAAAACTACAACAAATCCAGCCAATTTTTTAATTCGGTAATTGACGTAGCGTTTACGCCATTCACACTTATTTTATCCCAAAATACCCCGTTATAAAGCCTTTGCATTTGATTATCAAACAGAACAATCTTATTACTTTCTTCGGTGTATTTCAATGCTTTAATTCTAGTTTCTTCGTTAATAACAATATCGTTTGCTTCTTTTCTAATTGTCATAAATGCAGTTTCGTACTTTTCTTGACCAGAAATAGTCAATTCTCTATTCGCATTATTGTAACTCATATTTATTGGATAGACTTTTAAAACCCGAATGTTATTGTCGATAGTTCTAATAAATCCTCTTTGGGTTCTGATTCGGTATTGCAAAGCTACGAAATCGCTAAATTCAAAATTTGCGAAAATCATTTCATTGTACATAAAAGGTGTTACGATTGGATTGTCAGGAATGAAATCTTCTTTTTCAACTGTTGCCAAACCGTTATAACTCATCGAGCATTCTCCGTTGTTTTTGTAAAAAGTGTTTTTTATCGGTTTTAGTTTGTTGTAAATATTAACTGTTGCTAAAAAGCTGTTCCAATAATTTTGAATATTTCTTTTTACTGAATATTTTAAATTACTGTATTTTTCTGGATTCAGTAAATTCAAAACATACAAAAACCCCTCATCGCTTCTGCTTGTTAATTCTGCGTATGTTTTTTTAATTTCGTAAATATACGTAGTAGTTCGTATTCCGTCATTACTACTCGAAATAGTTCCTGCGCTGGTTTTTTGTAGTTGCAATTCTGTATTGGTTACTGATGAAACATTGTAAATCCCTTTATTTTTGTCAGGATGCAATATTTCAAAAGTAGTGTTTGGTTGTATTCCTAAAACGATAAAATTTAAACTTCCGTTGTTTTTTAGAATCAAAAAAGTACCGTCAAAAGAATGTTGTAATTCTGTATTTTCAGTAAATTTTTGATCGTTGACGGTTTCAATCGTGTCTATACAAAAGATATTATCATCATCCTGGGTCGAGGTGTCTTCTGAAACTGTCAAAGCTTTTTCTTGTTGTTGAGAAATAAGCATCGCATCACGTGTCCATTCTACATTAGCTTCTTTTGAGTTCTCAACTTTTTTATTCAAAGGTGTCCAAATACTTTCTCCGTGAATGGTATCAGCAGAATTTGCGACTTCATTTTCTTTTAACGATTGATAATTTTTGTACTTAAACTTGAATTCATTCAAACAATATTTTGGATTTGGCGATTTATTCAATTCTGAAAACTGAACATTGTCAAAAAACCAACTTTCAGTTTTTGTATAGAAATCTTCTTCAATACCTATAAATATACGACCATCTACTTGAGTTTCATCGTCAGCGTAAAGTTCTCCATTTATCGACTTCCAAATATCATCCCAAGAAACATAAAAAGGCTTATTTGTAATGTTTCTTAATAGATTTCCATTAAGCAAAACGTTATCGTAAAATTCCCCTCCGAAATCATATCTTGGTGCGTAAATATCTAGTCCTGAAATTGATTTAGCCACTTGACGCATAACGTCTATTAATCGAAAAACAGGAGTTATCGAGTTATAAGATATTGATTCGGCTTCTACATTTATTTTAGTGCCTTTTTCTATTTTAGTAAATACTTCGAATTTTGGTGTAGAAAATGGAGCATCACTAGCCGACTGTCTTACTTCGAATTCAAAAAACATCCAAACCGATTCAGACCTTAACACGCTGCCGATGTTTATTTCTGGTAAATCTCCCGAAAAAATATAGCTTTGATGTTCTGTTTTATAAGTTTTCAGTAAATTATATTCTGTAGAGTTTTGCCATGTCAAGCCTTTGAATATTTTTAAGTTAAAATTCACATATCCATTACCGCCATCATCAACGTCAGTTTCGAATTTTATATTCAAATCTTTTATATTGATTTTGACGTTTGAAAGATTGCTACTAGCTAGAAGTATTTTAAAATTACTGTCTGTAAAATTTCTATCCTGAAAGTCAAGCTTGTTGGTGTCTTCGAAAAAAGTGTAACTGTCTTTTACGTCGCTTTTTACCAAATTAGCCACAGGATTAACTTGATACCAAGTTGTATTCGTCCCTCCTACTGCGTCAAGATTTCTATCATAATCCAAAACTTGTTCCCAAGTGCTTTTTTGTATCGATGGTTTCGCTTTCAAAAACATATTGATAGGTCGCAAAGGCGTTATTACATTTCCGTCAATATCAGTATTCGAAAGTAAATCCACTTTTGTTTCTGAACGTCTTTTGAATATTTGCAACGATCCAACCGTAATTGTTTTAAAGTCGAAATAAGTCAAATCATCGGTTTCGGCTGTTGAAAAATCGATTTCATTCAAATATTCCGTGCCATCTTCTAAAACTATAGATAATTTTACATCGGCTTCAAATCCGTAAAAATCATTATAGTAAAATATCATCGTCAATATTTTCTCGTGGCGTTGGTCGGTAAATCTAAATTGATTTTCTCCACCGTTCAAAGCAATATCCCGACCGTGACCGTTTTCTTTTTGATTCAAATTAAAATCTACATCACCGTATCCGATAGGTTCGTTAATGTAGATTTTTTTACCCGGTTGCTCTGAAAAAATCAGATAAAATTTTTCGTTAGCCATTAGAACTTTATGCCTTTTGCGTTTCCACGATTAATATTATTTCTTGTAATGTTTCCTCTTTTTGAAACATAACTATCAAAACCTCTTTTGTTCCAGCCGTGGTATTGTTGCGGTTGTTCGGCTATTGTTCGCGTCATAACATCTTCTAAATCACTTTTTGAAAGTCCGTTATAGTGATTACTTGTTGTTCTGCTCCAATCTATACCGTTACCCTGCAACATTCCGTTTAATTGCTCGTTCCATTGTTCGTGCGTGAAAATCTCTGTTCCTTTTGGTGCATCCATAATAACGTTTCTGCCCTGTGGCTTGGATATTTTACCATCAGGCGTAACAATAGTTTCTCTAAAATTACTACCCGAACCATCATTTACCATCATCAAACCACCATCGTGAGTTCCTCCCATCCAGTATTGGGGTATTTCCTGTGAAGCTACGGCTACTATTTGAGCAAGTCCAATTCCAGCGATAATAGCCGCCCAAGGCATACCAAGAGTAAGTGGGCTTTGTGCTATTGCAGAAACGACAGCCTGTGCGGTATCGATGGCGATATTAAAAATAGTTTGTTTTTGTTTGGCTTTTGCTTCTCTGAATGAAATTTCTTTTTTCTTCGCTTCCAATTCAAGTGCTAATTTTTCTTCGGCTTCCTTATTTCCATTTGCGAATTTAAAAGACGCATCGTATTGATTTTGCATTCTTTCTCGTTCATCATCGAAGTTTTTAGCGGATAATCCAGAAATGAAATTAAAAACTTCTTGTGCGCTTTCGGCAATTGCGTTAAAAGTTACTCCAAAATTTTCTCCAAATCCTTTAATTTCTCCGTTGAGTAATTTAAAAGTTTCTGTAAATCCAGACTTTGAAATAAAATCAGAAGTAAAACCTTCAAGATAATTTTTCATTGCGTCAGTAAGCGCATTCAGTTTTTCAATATCTGTATCTTCTACCCGAACACGAATAACCGCATCACTGGACGGCATACCGTTTAACTGTTGTTTTAAAAGTTCTAATAAACGTATTTGTTCTACAATAGCAGGTCTATTTATATTATTAGCTACAATTCTATCAATAGCTAATCTTTCAAGTTCTTTGTCAAGTTCTTGCATTAAAGTTCCTACTGTGTTTAAATGACTTTCTAGCCCTTCTATTTCGTCCCTTTGCTCTTTTTTTACACGTTGTTTCTTTTCTTTTACTTTTTTATCAGATACTAAAGTTTCTTCAATCGCATTCCCGTCAGCTACTTTTTTTATAAAAAAAGCATCGTCTTTTGCCCATTGTTCACGAAGTCTTTGAGTTTCTCTGCGTTCAAATTGAATTCTATCGGCTATTTCTTTTTGAACTTCTGCTTTTGTTTTTCCTAAAGAAGAACCTGCTGGCGTACCTCCGACCGCTCCTTTTGCTCTAGCATTGGCATAGTCTTTATAAAGCTCATTAATTCTAACCAAACTATCCTGCTCAATTTCCAAACGCTCTTTTTCCCTTTCCTGCAAAATACCTTCTGCTGCCCTTGCTTTGGCAGTTGTCAAAATAGCGGCACTTAATAAATCATATTGTACTTTGGCGTCCCCTGCCATAATAGCTTCGTCGGAAAGATTTTTAAAGTAGAACGGATATTGCTCTTGCAAATCGTCAACTGCTCTTTTTCGGTCTTTGTACGAATTATTTAAGTCAGTAGCTGTTTTATAAAGAACGTCAATATTTACTTTTTCTTCTGCGTATTTTCCTGAACTTTCGTTAAGTGCTTCATTAAGTTGTTTTTGATTTTCAGCTAATGTTTTAGTTCCAGAAGATGCTTTTGACAAGCTACTTATCCAACTAATTATTTTTCCACCGTATAAAGTCAACAAAGTAACCCCGACACTCAATGCTGTTTGCCAACTAAAAATACCACCTACTAATTCCTTGAAAAGCGATTTGGTAGGTTGACCGTCTTTAATTAATTGCTTGTTTTTTTCACGAATTCCATTAATAGCGTCAAACAAAGCAGGAAAGTTGTTTGACAATGCCATAAAACCAGTATTCACACTATTTGCAAACGCTGGTGCTTCACGTGTTAATTGATTTATTGAGTTTCCAAGTGCGTTGTAACCACTTGCATAGTTACCTACGTTTCTTTGGTTTTTTCCAATTGTTGAATCTACTTTTAAAAGTGCCGACTGGTATTGATTGATACGTGCAGACAAAGAAGTCAATTGTTTTTCTTCTTTTGCCGTCAAAGTATTTCCTAACTCTTTTCGTATAGCTAAATCATTGTAAGTTTTTGTTAAAACATTTATGCTATTTTGAATTCTTTGATAAGCACCCTCGTTTTTTGCGTTTATAGCATTTTCTTTTTGTGCATTTTTATCAAATGAATCAAATGCTTTCTCTCTAGCCTGTTGCAAACGAATTTCAGCCAAACGAGATTGTTCTGCTTTTTTTCCAATTGTTTCAGATAGTGAATTGTATTTTGATTGTAGTTTTTCTAAATCAGCTATAGCTTTTGCGTTTGAATTTGTGGAATTATTCAAGCCTGCTGGAGTAGAAATACCCGCTATATTTTTACTAGCCAATAAAGCAGACTGCGAAACTTTGATTAGTTCCGAGTCTGCAATATTTAATTGAGCTACAAGTTTTTCAACTTGTTTAATCGCTTCCGAACCTATAACAGCATTTACTTCATTTGCCATAATTTAGTTTTGTTTAGATTTTTCTTGTAATAATTTACAAATCTCTATCCATTCAGAAAGAGTAATTTCTTTTGGATTTAATCGATACGGATACTGAAGACCTAATGTAGCTATCTGTAATTGCTTTTGAAGAGAGTGAGATTCTTTTTTACCATCTTCTTGTAATTCATCGGACAGCATCGCTATTTGTGTCTTAATTCCTTGTAGTGATTTCCTGAATTCAACAATCAATAAACCATCATCGACAACACTGTTTAATTCAGGGAATTTAAACCCCCATTTTTTTAATTCTTGAATGAACGACAATCTAACATCCATTTGATCGTTTGAAAAACCGAGCCACATTCTATTTAGCAAAGAATCTACAACAATGTATTTCGTGCGTAAAAAATCAATCTTCGCCCACTTTTGTATTTTCAAATAAAACGAACGATCGTCGATAGCTTTAAAATACTGTTCAATTAAAGAATCTTCGATTTCTTTCAGTCCTTCTATTTTCTTTTGCCTACCATCGTAATCAACCAAAAACCAATTATTGTCTTTTGTTTGACAATATTTGTCCCATCGATAAAGAGTTAATTCCTCGATTGAATCATAATGATTTGGTAGCGTGGATACTTTTTTCATAAATATTTTTTTATCCAAGTTAAAAGTTCAGGTAATATTATTTCGTAATTCAATCTGTAATTATTTTCGGCATTCAATCCGTATAAATTCGTATATCCAGCAAAGAAAAGGTTCTTTTTTCCGCTCCCTGTCCCTGTAGAAAAAATATCAAATTTTACTAAATTAGGCTGTACATTTATTTGTAAACCATTTAGAAAATTACCAGTTTCAAAGAAATTATACAAACTTCCTGCTGTTTTTCTGTTATCTAATAATTGCGTGCTTAAAGAATAAACACCATCAAATAACGGATTGCTATTTTTCAATAATTTATCATCACTTCCTTGACCTGATTCAAATTGCGCAACATTCAAAGCGATAATTTTATTCTCGTTTTTGTAAATAATCCGTTCCTGCTCGTCTAGCATATTAGCCAAAACATAGTTACAAGCGTTTATTTTATCTTTGATAGTTGTCATTTACAAATATCTAATATTTCTTTAAAAATTTGGTCAATGCTTTTTTCTTCTTCATTAACTATTTTATGAAATATTATTTTATTTTTTACGATTTCTATAGCCTCTGAATCTGTTTTTGCATCAACAGCTATAACCATTTTTTTATTTCCTATTTCAAAATAAACTTTTTTCATAACTATTTCTTTTTACACAAATATACAAAAAAAGCCATCACAAATAAGTAATGGCTTTAATATCTAATTCAAATCTAATATTAAGTAACAATAACACTTGCTGTGTTTGATTTGTAAAGCACATCTAAAGTTGTTAAAATCGTTCCGTTTAAAGAAACTTCTACAACGTCTGTAGCTACTAGCGTAGGAACTGTAAGGGTATATTTCTTCGTGGTAGAGCTGTAAACAGCTACTGTTGGATTATTTGCAACACCATTTTTTGTCACTTTAAAATCTCCAAATAACAACCCCTCTACAGGATGTGATTTGTCCAACAAAAACGCACTTGCAACAATTGAAGTCCCTGCTACAATCGGGTTTGGAGTTACCGAAACTTCGTTTACACCTGTTAATTCGTCTGGATAAAAGTCTAATTCACTAGTCGTGTAATAACCTATGTTTTCGTCAAATTCAGGTCTTTTTATCATTTGAAACGTTACCATTTGCGAGTTACTATCTGTTCCGTTTGCAAATCCATATTTTCCGTTTTGAAACATACCTAAAGTGAAACCTTTAGGAACTCCGTCTTTTGCAATAGTCACAATCATTGATCCATTAATATCAAAAAGAACTATGTCATAATTCTCATATCCTGATATAGATTCCAATGCTCTGTTAAACTGAATTCCATTATCAAAAGTTGCTGTTTTTTTATACGGATTTTTACCAGCTAAAACCTCTATTCCAGAACCTTCTCGAGTAATGATGTTGTCATCTGCCGTAGCGTCTGCAAAAGAAACTATTCCTTGCAACATTATTAATGTTCCGTTTTGTTGCAAAGTTCTCATATAGTCTTTTGTAGGGTCTTGCGCAAACTTAAATCCTTTTGTCAGCAATCCTACAGCTATAACCCTGTTTATGTCAAACTTACACCCTGCTAATCCTGTTCCTAGAACACCTGAAGCACCGCAATTTACTTTGTTTAATAATTCAAACATTATATAAATTTATTAGAGATTAATTTTTCTTTGATTTCGCCTTCTTCCAGCAATATTACATTGCCTGGCTTATAAAGTTTGTCAAGAGTAAACTCTTTTTTAACTTTGTATTGGTTTTTTTCTACCTTTTTTAAAGGTTCTTGTTTTTTTTCTTCTGCCATTTTAATTGAATTTAATGGTGTTAATACATTGCGCTGTTCCGTCTGATTTTTCAGTGAATTTCAAAGTAACATCCAAAACTATAACGTTCCAAAAATCGGTTGCTTTTAATAGATTTTCCTCTGTATAATTCGCTTCTCTTCGCTCGTTTTCTACACTCAAAATAGTTGTAACGCCTGAACGTTCCAATGCTTTATAAACATTTTCTAACAATGGATTCAAGCAATTTTCAAATTCAGTATCCCAAACTAAAGGATTTCGATTAGTAACGTGTTTACTGTCTTTTGCTAAAATCAATCTACATTTTCTAGTAAGACCGTGATTCACTCTATCAGGACTTTGATCTCCGCTTACCAACCAAATTAAAGGGTATTTGTTATCCGCAATCTGTTTTAGATACAAAATCAAATCAGCCTGATCGCCCCATTCGAAACGAATAGAAAATGATTTCTGATTAGAATCCACGTAAGGTGGTAATTGCAAAAAAATATCTTTTAAAATCTTTTCTGAAACTATCATAATCCTAGCTGGTTTTTAGCTTCAAAAAAATACCAATCAGACTTTGTGTAATCTTCCGGATGGTCTGATAAAAATTGCATTAGAGAAACTTCGTTGCTTGGGTTTTCTGCGTAAGAAATAATTCCATCGCAATAACTACCGATATATCTGCGGTAATTACCCTGATACTGCTTCACAAAATCATTCCAACCAGTTACAATTCTTTGAGTTGGATTAACCAAAACAGCTCCTTTAGGATTTCCTTTTGCATCGCCAACACTTGTCATATAGCTTACTTGTGACTCCAACCAACTGTGATAAACAAAATCAGCCATCAATGATTGCTTCGAAGTTCCTTTTTCTGAAATTAAACCATTCCAAACTAAATCAACTCCGTTAGCCTGATATATTTTCCCATTAACTAAATCAATCCATTTTTGAGGAATTCCAGTAGTTATAATCGGAAATAAACCATTTACCAAATAAGAGTTAAATTCAGTGACTTCATCAGGAGTTAAAAAATAATACATAAATAAACGACACTTCTCGTCAATTAGCCTTTCTAGTTCGGCAAACGCTTTACTATCAGCTTCATCCAAATTTGGAATTTCTCTTTTAGGTGCTTGAAAATATGTGTCGTTTATTATGTACATTTCTTGATTATTTTACAAATTCAGCGATGCCTTGTTTTACCATTGCTTCGGCTTTGATTTTATGAGGAGAATACACTTTTCCAGCTTTCTGATAAGTAGTATCTTTCAATAATCTAATTTCTAGTCGATCAGCGTATTTGATAACTGTTTTTGCTTCTGAATTTTTAGCTATCATTGCTTTTGCATCAAAGCCTACTCCTTCTACTTTTTTTTCTTCTTTTGCCATCTTTATTTAAAATTAAGGTGTTACTACTAAATCATCTTGAATGTCTGAAATATCTCCAAACAAAATTGAGCCAGCGTCAGACGCTTTGATGTAAGTTCCTAAAAATGCTTCCAGTTTTCTTGAAACCAAGTTTTTAGAGAAATCATCATTTTCATAACCTTCGTCATAAACAATGTTTTCAGCAAAAACAACGTTGAATTTTTTCAAATCACCCAACAAAACAGCATCATCTGCAATTTTATTTGAAAACTTAACGTTTACAGAACCTACTTTTGTACCATCAGCTGAAACAAATGGTGCAATAATGTATCTTTCTTCTGCGTCTTTAATTCCTGCCATTTTAGCCTGCCAAACAGTATTTAAAATAGCAGTTAATTGACCTTTGAAATTAGACAATCTTACACGTGTAGCCATTGCCATAATAACGTCATAAATGTTTGGTGCTACATAGTAACCAGCTAAACCAGCAGGAACAATAAAAGCAGAAGCCAGTTCTTCCATTCCAGCCAAATTGTTACCCACATTGTCTCCTTCTAATAATTGATCGTCAATTTTCTGATCTACCAATTCTCTTGCGTGTTCTTGAAAATCTTGTACGATTGCTGGTGCGTGCATCATTAAACGTTTTGTGAATTTCCAACGAACAGCGACCTCTTTGATATTGTGTTTTGTGGAAGTCCAGTCTGCATCTGCTAAAGGTTTTAAAGCTCCCTCTGCAATAAAAGCAGCATCTCCATCTTCATTAACACGGTCAGAAGTCCAAATACTTTCAGTTCCAGGTTGTGTCTTAACGGTTACCAATGGCAAAATGATGTTTTCAGGTTTTGGAACGTGTCCGATTTCTGTATCAATGTAGTTCCCAAACAATGGAGAAAAACCACCAGCAACATTAGGACTAACGTTTGCAGTCGTCATAAGTGCAGCGACTTTGATTACTGTACTTGATCCGTATTGCTTGTTTTCAGGGTTTTTTGTGTACTCTTCGATGTTTTTCTCAACGAAAGTAATAAAAGTTCCTTTTTTAACGGCTTCTTTTCCTTCTGCTGTTTCTTTCATTACATTAATGATTTCTTGCATATCAGAAATAGCTTTGTTTGCTTTGTCTAAATCGCCTTTGAATTCTTTTTGCATCTTTTCCGCAAGTTCGTCAAGTCTTTTTTGAGTGGCTTCGTTTTCTGATGCTTCTTTTTTAGCAAAATAAGCATCAGCTTCTGCTGGTGTCATTTTGTCGATTTCTTCTTGTGTTTTTTTAACAAACATAGTTTTTTGTGTTTAATTAATTTCTTCTTCTTTTACTCATTTGAAGTGATTTCTCGGCTTCTATTTCTTCAAGTGATTTCTCGGCTTGTTTATTGTTTGTGATTTGCCCAGTAGATGAATTGCTTCCAAAAACTACTAAACTTGATTCTCTAACATTTTTCGCTTCTTCAATAGCAAAAAAGTAGTAAATATAATCAAATTCTTCTTTGTTAGCTATAACTGGATAATATTTATCATAATTAGCTTTAAAAACCGAATCATCGGGATCATTGCTATCTAAACAAAGAGAGAACTTCACATATTGCATCCTTACACTTCCTTCTATTGAATCTCCACTATCTAGCCAGTCTTTTACAGTTTCACATTTTACTTGGTTCTTTGGCACTTTATAAATCAAAACCTCTGTGTCTCCTTCGTATGGTTTCCCAATTAAAGAAAAAGGAACTTTTGCCGTGAACATTTCAATATGTTCTTTTCTGACAACAACTGATTTTATTTCTAAATCATGATCCGTTACTAAATAATTTTTACCTTGTTGCTCTTTGATTGTTTTCTTCCAAATGCCGTCTAAATGCAAATCTTCATGACTATCTAATACTTTTGTAGAATTAACCGCAATGTAGTAAAAGTTATCATCAATCTTAATACCTTTCAATTGGTCTGTAAATTTCAATAAATCCAAAGATTTACAGGTTACAGAAACGCCTTTGTCACAAGATTTTTGTATCTGTGATTTTTTAGCATCTGAAATAAATTCAAGATTATCTTTTAAATCTTTGAATAATTCCTCCTTTGTTTCAAATGTTTTATCTGGAAAATAAATTGATTTTATCATTTCTTAATATCTTTTTTATCTTGCGCCTGCTGTGTTTTTTTTACTAATTTTTCTTTAGCTTCTTTTTTCAATTGCTCTTTTAATTTAGTTCCCATAATTTTTAGTTTAATAAATTAGCCATTAATTTTTTAGCCTCGCCTTCAGTAATTCCACCAGCGTCCTTAACTTTGATTATGTTATCTAATTGAAGTCCAACTTTTTCAACACGTTCTTTTTCAAAAACTTGATTAAACATTAGATGCGACCAACTCATTCTAATATCTTGATAACTGTATTGATTTTCGAACCAATCTGTAAGCATCTGACCTTTTGGAGCTTCGCAATATTCAATCAATCTAGCCATTGATTTTTCTTGATTTTCATAAGTAGAACCCCTTAAGTTTGCTTCTAAAATATCTCTTGGAATATTAAACATTGTGCCAAACATAAAATAATCATTGTAGAAACTTTCGTCAATTTTCAACTTTCCAATATCCTCAACAAAACGTTTAATATCAATCATTGATTTAACAGCGTGTATATTTTTAGAAGAACGAACTTTTGTTTCAATCTCTGTTTTTTCAGTTTCTCCCATTGGTAATTGAGTAACGTTTTCAGGGTCTGCTTTTCCTGCAACCATAAATTTTTGAGAAAACTCTAAATTTATACTTTTTGCGTCCAAAGCTAATTCGCTATTTCTTATAACTTTATACAAAGCGTCGATGCGACTATATCCTTTCATTGGATTATTTGATCCTGCATTTGTAAGGTCGTGAAAAGGCGTAATTTCGTTTAATTTTATAAACTTTACGTCTCCATTATCAAATCTGTATCTAACTGAATTTTTAAAAATATCATTATATGATTGTTTTGATAAAATCAAAGATTGTAATTTCGAAATTATACTAGAATCCCAATCGAAATTAACAGGGTTTAGCCATTGAATATTGCTATTTTCTGCAAGAACTTTTGAATTATTAGGATTATATAAATAAGCCGTTCCAAAAATATTTAACCAAAACTTATAATCCCAGTTAAACTGCGTCCAACTTTGTAATAAGTTTGGCTTTTTCGATTCTGAATACAAAAAATCTTTCTCTATTAATTTTTCTTCTTGATATTTATTGATTTTTCCAAGAGAAAAAATATCGCAATCCAAAGCAATAACTTTCAATAGAGCAGGGTTTTCTGTGCAATATTTTAATTTGTAAGCGTCTGGAATAACCTTACCCAATGCAGTACTCGAACTGAACATTGTGTAAAATATATTTCCTACTGTGTCTTGTTCTATATTCAAAGGTTCTCTTTGATTTCCCCCAAAACCTATATTGAAAAAGAAGCCCATTTAATATAATTTTTAACAAATATAAACATTTTTTCTATACTTTATAATTTATTTTTTGCGTGACGTCTTCCGTAGCGTATTGGATCGCACAAATCATCAAAAGCTTTTATTACTTCATCATCTACAACTCCTAACCTGTCATTTGCATAAGAGTAGTTTTTAAACTCCATATCTATATTTTTCGACTCTTCTGTATAAATAACTTCTGTGGATTGCAAAAGAGTAATTCCCGCCATTACAGAACCTTTAGGTTTATCAATTCCATAAGCATATTCCCAGCCGTGATTTCTCAAAAGAATTATATTGTCAGGTACAGCACTATCACAAACTAAATAAGCATCTTTTGGAATTCCTAATTTAGTAACTGTATTTATTATAATACCGCCATTATCTCGCATTAATTGTCTTTCTTGAGCAGACAACATAGCTTCTAACTCGTTTTCAGACAAGTAATTTCTTTCGTGACAATATAATTTATTTGCGTATTTATCGAATTTCATTTCAACAATACCGAATTTATGATTTTTACCCCAATCCAATCCATAAAAAGATTTTAATGGTATAGATATAAATTCAGAGTATTTATTTCTTTTCCAGTCTGTAAATACACGACCTTCAACCGCTTCTGTCCAACCACCCATAACAACTTGTTCGTATTTTTTTGGGTTGTCTATTTTTAATTGTTGGTAATATGAAATTATATTAGTGGCTAGATATTCTTTTGGCACATCTTTGTATGATGTATGAATATACATAACGTTTTGTTTAATGCAATTAGAACCTGCATCAATATTTCGACCTATAAAGAAGTGTCTAAAAATCCAATGATGAACCGATGCTGGATTTAAAATAAGAATTGTTAAGTTTCGCTTTTCTTTTGAACGAATAGATAAAAATACTTTTTCGTATGTTTCATAATCCGGCAACTCTTCGGCTTCATCAACAACGAAACAATTAAATCCAAACAATGATTTTAAGTTTGCGGTTTGCTGTTTAGAACCAGTCTTAATGCCTTTAAATGCAATACGACTTTCTTTGTTTTCAATATGACTAATTGTAGAATTCACATACCCATCAAGACCTAACAATTCAATCTTACTATCAACCTCTGGCTTAATTGAATCTACGATTGAAACATTTGTAAAACGAGTGTAAAGGACATTCCAAAAATGATAAGCTAGAGCGATTAAAGAAAAACAAGCTATTACAAAAGATTTAGCAGAACCACGACCTCCTGTTAAAATAACAGTATCGACTTCTGGATGCAACCCTTGTAATAACTCAAAAAGCAGTTTGTATTTTTTGCTGAATTTAATCTTCATCGTGATCTGAATCAATGAAAATTATTGAAGGTGGTGTGTTTCCCTTTATTTCTCCGCTGTGTTCTATTGCATTTGTATCTTTCCATCCAAAGTTTTTAAGAATAAAGATATTACCAGTGCATTTGTCTCCCATTGATGTTGCTATCTCGTGAAACTGTTCTATTTTGGTCAATGCTCTTTTTATCGGGTCTAAAAACTCAACTTTTTTTGCATAATTATAAAGAGTTTGTTTGCAGTCAAAACCTAGAAATAAAGTCAATCCAGTGACAGTCGGTGGTTCATTTATTACTGGTAATCGTTCAAAATATTTAAGGCAAAGCTCTGATATTTTTTCAATATCTTGTGGGTTTTCCGCATTATAAATTGGCGGTCTTCCACCGTTATTTTCTAATGCGTTTGTATTTCCAAAAGGTGCTCCCATAAACCAAAGAGATATAAAAAATAGTCGAGTATTATTTCAACACTTCTTTATAGCGGTATTAGCCACAACTATTCTATTTTAGATTCAAAAAACCGCTTTCAACAAAGGACACCCCAACCAAAAGCGGTAAAAATTATTAGTAATTATGAACTGTAAAGTAACGAAATTATTTTGAATTATACAACAATCTCTTTTTTTAAATAAAACCAATGATAACCGGTTTTAAAATCTCTTTGTATGTGAACTAATTCCCATCTATCTTGCCCATAAAGATTCAAGTCTCTTTCTGATAAATTAATTTTTGTTTTGTATTCAAATTTCTTCATAATCATTTATTTTTTAAGTTAAAAATTTCGTTTGCTTTTTCGATTGCCATTCCAATAGCAACATTTCTATACATAGATTGAAAACCGCAATGCTCTATGTTTGCTCGATAAGTTCCTTGCATATCGTAATATGGGTCAATTCCAATTCTAATCCCAACCGAATCAAAGAAATCTATCAACACGGCATTGTACATAGCTGTTGAAATATCGAGTGAGTAATGTTTTGCGTAGAATTTTTCCAATCCTTTGTGTTTTATCCATTCTTTGAACGCATCGAGGCATTTCCCTGTTAATTTCATTTCATTAGTTTTTTAATTATTTTATCAATTGCTTTTCCATTCATTGTGACGCTTCAATATCTTTATTGCTTCTTTTTAGTTTCATAGTTATTAAAATTTATATTTTCTCAATCTTTTTACTATAATTCTCAATTCGAGTAATTCCTCACTTGGCCCTGTGAATTGAGGTTGTCTAAATTCTTGTTCTAATTTTTTGAACTCTTGTGAGTCTTTCAATCCTTGTTTAGCAAGTCGAGCCATTTGAGTTAATCTTTCAGAACGTTCTTGTTGTTTTTGCAATACGTCATCTATCTTGAAGGCTAGTTTGGCTAAATCATTCAGATGGTCTTCCTTTAGTTTCATAATTTTGTGGTTAATTCGTTATTTGTTAGTGCGTGGTATAGGTTTTGTAGTTGGTGGACATATTTAACATAAACTAAAGACTCTGACCATCTAAACTGATATCCGTTTTTATGCACTTTTATTTTTAAACTTGAGTTTTGATAAAATCTAACGTCTGATTTATATTTAACAAACCCCATCTTCAACAACCATTCCTCGGTTAGTGGGATTGGTTCGAATTCATCTATTGTACAGTTTAATAATCCAGCACCGTCAAACAATTCGATGATATATTTATCTGAATATCTTTTGTCTTTTAATGGCTTTGGAGAGTATATTCCCGAAACCATCATTATCATTCCATTGTACTCTACATAATTTACTAATTGATATTTCATAATTTTATTTTTAAGTGATTAATGTTTTGTTGGGTTTGGATACTGTATAGTAATTGTATAGTTGTATAGTAACTGTATAGTTAATTTTTTCATAACTTATTGTGTCTTAATTGTTTAACTAAAATTAGTGTATAATTATACACTTTTTTAAATACCTCTTTAAATATATTAATTTTTTTTATATTTTATATTTTATATTAATATACTGTATAATATGTATAATAATCAATAACAATAGGCTTTAACACGTTAAAAACTGTATAAAAAGTGTATAATTTTTGTATAGCACTATACACTTTTTGACCACGCATATAAAGTTGCTCTTGTTACGTTCAACATTTCAGCTACTTTGGTATAATTTATCTTTTCGCCTTTTTTAAGCATAATCTCAAAAATTTCCTTTGGAGAAAGTTCTTTATTTATCGCCACAATCGATGCAATAGATTTTGTTTCCTTTGCGCTAACCTTTACTTTTTGTGCTTGCTTTATGAAATATTTACTTAATTCAAATGCTTTTAAAACCGTTTCTTTTGTAATTAATACAGGAATGTTAATCTCTTCAAAGCTATTAATCAAATGGATTAATAACGTAAAACGTGGAATATAACTCTTTTGCTTTGGCAGCATTGATTTCATATACTCGTTCTCTTCATCTGAATTTTGCATTATAGAAATTTGGTTATAGATTTTCTCCCATTCGTATTTTGCTTCATCATTAAATCTAAATTTATTAGGTATAATTTCTCCGTCCGCATCTTTTTTAATATCCATCGAAATTGAATTATAAAACCTTTTTACCCAATCATCATAATATTGAATAGCCGTGACATTCATTTCATTTGAATTGTACATTTCTATTTTAATTTCAGGACAACACAATAAAATACGGTCTAAAAATCCATTGCTTTTATTTTCTTCGGTTGAGAAACTTTCAAGGATTGCAGGTTGTACACCTCCAAGGATAGGAATAAATGGACGTGGTAAATAAGAGTTTCCGCTTTTACGATTCATTGAAACTGCTTTCCCTGACCAAGTAGTTAGCCAAAACGGTAAATCAGAGCCGTTGGAATATCGTGACATATTTTTTACCCATCCATCTAACTCTTCCCGGAACATTCCCATACTATTTGGATTTTTTCCATGAATAGCCACTAATGCTTCAATAGTAATATCGTTAACAATAAACTGTTCCTGCTTCGGCTCATTTTCTTCATCTCCGTTTGAATCTTCCCATGCTTTATGTTTTCTTGGATAACTGGAAATAAGTTCAGAATTTATGCGTTCGAATGGTCTTGTCGCCATAGAAATTGAAGGCGTTTTTCCAACCCCTGCCGAACCAACACAAGCCACCCAAATATTAGCAAATTCAATCCACCCGGCTTTTACTTCAATACAACAAGAATTTCCAACAATAGACGAAACGCCCCAAATCAATGAGCAGCCCATATAATCGATATTACTGTCTAGTGTGGAATTAGCATCTAAAATATAAGATTGAATTGGTTTCGGAAATATCTCAATAGGAAATTCTGATTTTTTTTCCTCGGTAATTAAAGCGGTCATTTGTTCTTTTAAACTCATATTTTTTCATTTAAGTATAAATCTGCAATATCTAATCCATCTTCACAATCTGTATTTTCAATCATATCCGATGTAGTAATGTTGTAACCAAAATTATTCATTTCCAACGCCTTGTCAAACCATTCTTTGTAACATCCTTTATCTGGAAAAGCTATTATTTTACGTAATTTAATTGATGACAAGTATTCGATTTTAAAACCGCTTTTTGATCCGGTTGCTATCCATAAAAATTCAGGAACAAACATCGACATTATAACGGCTGTTTTTTCACTCTCAACAATAGCTATAGTTTTAGATTTATCTTCTTTAGTTAAGTGTAACCCGAAAAGGCATTGTTTTAAATTGTACGGTTGTTTATGTATCCAATTAATATGAGCCTTTCCATTTTCGTCTTTAATGCGTTTTCCTGTAGTTTGATTGTATTCCATGATCTTTCCTGAACGAACCCTTTCAATTTGGTCAATTTGCCAAAATATAGTATTGTTACGAATGGAAGACAAAAGATAATCAAACCTTGCTTTTCTAATTTGATGTGTGTCAAATCGAGTTGAAAGAAATTTAATGAGGTTGCAGTCTACTTCGTTTAAAAAATGTTTTTCCAATACTGACAATGAAATATAATTAGTTTCTTTTTTTAGCAGGTCGTATTTTATCGGAACAAAAATAACATCGTTACTTTCTGGTTTTTTATGGTAACCGCAATTTTGTTCACGGTCGCAACGCATTGCGCCTTGTACTTGATTTCCTGTTTCAGTTTCGATATAAGAAACGGCTGTTTTTTTTCCACAACCAGCACAAACTATTTTACCCCGTTTCGCTAATGAATATTTGAATTGTGTCATATCAGTTTAGGTAAATTGTGAATAAAATAGAATCTCTATTGAAAATAGATTCTAACTTTTGAAATAAATTATATTCAATAATTCCATTTATAAAATAATCACAAAGTTTGTCGTATTTGTTTTGGAGTAGATTATATTTCATAACGAACTAATCAAGTGGATTTCTGAAACTTTCCATTTATTATCTTTTAATCGAGAATAAAGAGTGTTTCTCGATATACCTATCATTTCACACACTTCTTCCTGTGTGTTGGTTTGAAGTAGTAATTTTACTTTTGTGGTTGTCTTGTTCATTTTTGCACAAATTTTTAGATTAAAAAACCGCCACTTCTGTAACGGTTCTGTAAATATAATCATTTTTCAGTTAGCCACATAATATGTTTTGATGTTTTTTCTTGAAATTCTTCTAAAGAACGAAATACAAAATACACACCTCCTAAATCCTGTATACGTCTTTGTATTTTTAATTGCGCTTCGCTTTGGTGTCCTGTCGATGTTTTGCATTCTGCCATAATACACCTGCCTTTTACACCGTGAATAATCAAATCAGATATTCCATTTACCATTCCTGTCTTGTGCAATAAATCCAGTATTCGAGCTTGTTCTTTTACTTGTATTGGCAATCCATTTGGTACTGAATGTATCAATAATCTTGGTTCTTGCTTTGTTGTGCAATACGTGTTGTTAAACCACACGTACGCCTCTTGTTGAATCACTTGTTCTGGAATTTCTTTCATAATGTTTTTCTAATTGGTTTTTAATTTTGTTTACTAAATATGCTTTTGTTCTCATAACCCCACCATCTAAATCGCTATTCTGGATTATTTGGTATGGATTTTTTATAATATTTCGTATTGACATTTCAAATTTTCCATTGTGTACTGTGTTTATAAAATTACCCTCGGTTACATTGTGATAATAGAACAAATCCAGTATTTGACTTTGCAAAACAGTCCATGCAAAATTCTTGTCTTTCTGTAATTTCTTGCAATACGATACAATCTTATAGCCATCAGGCAAAGGAACTGAATCAATCAATCTAGCAATCTCTCCAGATACAAGAATTGTTTTTGCTTTTTCGGGTTCTGAATAACCACAATCTGGACATTCTAAAAGATTTTTTGCTTGAATAGTTCCGCATTCTGTACATTGCTTCACGTTTTCCAACACTTCTTTTTTTGGTTTTGGTTTTTGGTCTGTTCCGTAAAAAATTGGTTTCCAGTCGATTTCATCCGACCATTTTCCAAATGCTTCAACATTACCACCACCATCTATAAATGTGAAATATGGTTTATAAATCGAATCACACGGTCGGCCACCTCTCCCTACGCATTGCAAATATAATGCTCTTGAAAGAGTTGCACGGTTCATAATTACACATTCAACACTTGGCTCGTCAAATCCAGTAGTAAAAACGCTCACGTTGCAAAGTATTGCGTTCGGTGTGTTCTTAAACCAATCCAATACTTTTTTTCGGTTTTCTGAATCGTTTACTGAATCGAATATTTTTACATTATCAATTCCTTCGCTTCGAAACATTTCGTAAACCAATAAATTCATTTTCGCACTTGAATTGAAAATAATGGTTTTTTTACCGAAAGCAATTTCTTTATAATTCCGTACAACATCAAAAATTCCTTTTTCAATTTGTTCGTCTTGATCTTCATAATCCCCAGTTTTTGCATCAATTTTCAAACTACTTCTATCTAATGAGCCAGTAGTATAAACTAATTCCCGAACTAATTTACCATCATTGATGAGGTCTGTAATTCCACGACCTATAATAATATCTTCGTATATTTCAGATAGTGTAAAATTTCGTGTGTACTCGTAAGTTTCGATATTGCAACAATTTGTGACAGTGTCGTGTATAGCTCCACATCTAGCACATTTTGTAAAAGAAACTTTTTTCAAAACACTCGGAGTTGCTGTAACTCCTAAAATTCTTGCATCAGGGTAATAGTCAAATATTTCTTTATGCATTAATAAATGTGCTTCGTCCACTATAATCAAACCAACATCCTTGACAAAATCGGAATCTTTCTGGAGGCGTTTTTTTAATGTTTGAATCATTGCAACATAAGTTTGCGAAAGGTGGTTCAATGATTTTTTTGAAGCTACAACTGTTTCAACTGTAACTCCGATAGTACGTAATGTTGCAGAGGTTTGATTTATAAGCTCGTCACGATGTGCTACTATCAATACCTTTTTTCCTGTTTGCTTTATAAATTGTTTTGACAAAAAAGAAAATACAGCAGTTTTTCCCCCACCCGTAGCTAGGCAATAAAGCACTATTTTTTGTGTTTCAAAATGTTGTAATATCTCGGATATAGATTTTTCTTGGTGTGGAAATGGTTTCATTTTTTACTAATTGTTAATTTTTTGTGCAAAAAAAAGTCATTCTACTAATACAAAAGTAACCCCATCGATTACTACTTTAGTTAATAATCCATCCCCAATTCGTTTGTAAACTGTTGGCTTTGAAAGGTTGTATAATCGAGAGTAATTCTCTACTGTTTTTAGTTTTGTTCTATCTATTTTTAATGGTTGCATATTTTACTAATTGTTAATTTTTAATTAAAACAAAAGCCAATAATTAAACTGGCTTATTTTGTTTTACAAATATAATCATTTATTCAATCCCCCAATGTATATAATCAATTTTCTTTTTAATTTCTTTGGCTTTTTCGGGATTGATTTGCATTAATCGACGGTATTCTTTTTCGAGGTCTTCTAGTTTTGGAGCGGGAGTTTTTTTCATAATTTAGACAGCCATTGGTTATAAATATTTGATGCAATTTGAGCTGTCATAACTGGAGGTACTGACATTCCAATTAGATAACCTGGTTCCATTCCTAAAAAATCATAATCACCAGGATAACTTCCTATAAGTTTCTTTTCAGTATTTGATAAATATCTACCCTCGTGAAAATTTGCATAACAATCTTTTTTAGCTGTCAAAGTACCACATACATTTTTTCTTTTGACAAATGTAGTTCCAAATCCTGTATTGGGTTTATTTCTAACTCTTCCATTTATACAACTGAAATTCAAATCTGAATCTTTTCTTTGACTCCATAACTCTAAATAAAAATCACTCATCTTATTTTCAAAATCTCCTTTAGTTTCAACCTCTGCATACTTAATAGATTTCTCTTTAAACACCATTTCAATTTTAGGTAAAAAAGTAAACATATCTTTTTGCTCCATAAATTGACCCGCTAAATCTTTACGTAAAGCAATAAAAAACACACGTTCACGCCTTTGTGGAACACCCATTTTTGACGCGTCTAATAAGAAGTGTTGGCAAGTATATCCAGCTTCATCAAATGCTTTGTAAATTTGAATAACATAAGATTTTGCATTACCTAAAAGCAATCCTTTTACGTTTTCAGCAACTACTATTTTAGGTTGTAATTCTTTTGCTAAATCTATAAAATCAAAAAACAAAGTGTCTAAAACTTGCATAGCTTGGCCTTCACGAAAAACTTTGTCTTTTCCCCAATCTTTTTCACGATTACCTGCCATACTAAATGAACTACAAGGAGGGCTGCCGTCTAAAATGTCCAATTCGTATAATTCTTTTGGCAAATCTTTTCGAAGTTTAAAAGTTTGTATTGGCTCTAAATAGGCGTATTTAGGATTATGATTTTTTTTATATGCTTCAATCATTTTAGGATCAATTTCGTTGCATCCTAAAACATCAAAACCAGCTAATTTATAACCCATTGTAGAACCTCCACCACAAGCAAAACAGCTAAACACTTTGCCTTTGTCTTTTGTAAAAACGGCATCTTTTAAAGTCCAATTATATGGGAATTTGTGTTCTTTCATTTCTTCTCGATTAATTGTTTCGGAATCCATATTTCTTTACCGCAAATTTGGTAGATTTGATAATACTTTTCCATTATTTAATAGCTTTTACAATACTTAAACTTAAATATTCTTGGTTCACATTTTTTAAATCAGTTAAAGGATAGTACTGCCAATTAATTCTTGCAGTAATATGTATTTTACCTTTCATATTACCTTCTCTTTTTTCTATTATTTCTTCTATTTTATAACCTCCGAAAAAATCAGTATTATAAGTTCCGATAATAATATCACATATTTCAATTTCAATTCCTTTATCTACATAAAATTGAATTACATTGTTTACGTTTCTTTTACTTTCAACTGTTTCCCAAATCAAAAGATTTACATTTTTTAAATTTTCTAAGTGTTTCATAATTATTGGTTTTTATTATTAATTTTTTCGTCCGTAGACTGGTTATTTATCTTTTTTAACTTCGTCAATACATTCTTGAAAAAAGTTTATTATTTCTGTTTCGGCCATTCCTGATTCCATTAATTCGATTACAAGCCAATAGATTCTTTCTTTCATAATTTATTCATTTTTGATTCAATCGTTATTTCTGTAGCCATCAGAGAAAAATACAAAATACTATGTATATAATCTTCTTGATATTCGTTATAAAACTGCTTTCTACCTATTATTTTAGCGGGTAGAATTCCCTCTTTACGCACAACTTCTCTAACCCGTTGCCAAGCTATACCACACTCTCTAGCTATTTGATTTATAGATTTCATAACTGAAATCCCAATCTAATTCCCCAGCCAATTTTCGACTGCGTACCCGTGTTTTTCGCTACCCAATCATTATAAACACGACCACCAATAAATAGCTTTTCGGTTAATTTTTTATCAACTCCATATTCCAAACCAAATACTCCTGCAGGTTGTCCGTGAATTTTTCCAAGTCGAATTCCGAAATGATTTATCCATTGATCGTCGTAACTGTCAGAAATATTAATTCCAACTCCGGCGACAATTTTATCAATTCCGAATCCTGCACGGATGTACAAGTTTCTCGATGTTTCAATTTCAACTCCATCGTTTCCGATGCCGATGTGAAATGATTGATTGTCTTTGATGTGTATTTGCGATAGTGCGCAAGTGGATGTTAGCAGCGCAATCCATAATAAGAATGCTAGTGCGAGGTCTTTTAGTGTTTTCATAATAAAGTGTTTAGTTATCAAAATGAAATCCGTTAATGTTTAAAAAGTGTAAAATTTCCTTTACCCTTTCCGTGCCTAAACCTCTAATTCTTTTTAGTCGAGGTATATCACAATTTAATAAATCTTTTACTGTGAATATATGACATCTTGAAAGTATATTTTTTATCGATGTGTCTAATTCTGTATTTTGTATTTTTGTTTCCTCTGTAATCATAATAAAGTGTTTTTATCGATTGCTAAATTTTGCTCGATTAGTCCGTGAATATCGAAGTGAAACTCATACATTTTCTTGACAATTCGGTAAGACAAATAGTGCATTTCAATTCGAGAACCATCTGATAATTTTTAATTAATACATCTGTGGTATTGGTCAAATTCTGCTGGGCAAGATGATTCATTGACCCAGTCTTCGAAAATAAACCCTCCAATATCTTTCGTGAGGTCTGAAAGTGGGCGTAGGATTGGTTTAAATTGTGAAAATCCAGAATAATACAGGACAAAATTTCTAACTTCTCCATTTCTCCAAATATCTAAATGAGATAACTTTGGATTAATCCAGTACGTCAATTCTACACCTCCTACTGCAGCATTGTCATTGATACCTCTTAACAATACTGTTTGGTTTGTTTTCTTTAATTTCAACCCATAAGGCAAATACCCTGCTAAATGTTTTAATTCTAATTTCATAATTTCTAGTATAAAGGTGGTTGTTAGTAAATACGTTTCTTTGGTTTTTCTGCCACTTGATAAGCTACTGCGTATCCAATAGGTAAAAACTCATTTTCTTTTAAATACTCAATAT